CAGAGAATCAGGGGAGAAATATCAGAAGTATGGGCACTTAAGCGACGGTATGGATTATATTATGACTGAACTCTTTAAATCATACTACTTACGGAGTGAAATAAATAATATTAAGTAAACATTAAACAAAAAGGAGGTAATCATGGGAGCGCCAAAAGGAAATAAAAACGCATCAGGAAAACACCGGAGGCGGTCAGCATATATCGGCAAGGGTGGGAAACTCTTGCATTCAACAACATACAAAGGTCAGATGAAAGTGATTGCGGCATATACCCGCAAGATGCAAAAATTATACGGGAGAGATCGAAATACTAATTCATAAAAATTGAAAAATCATGGGAGCGCCAAGAGGGAATCAGAACGCCGCCGGGAGGCATAATATGTAGGGCGGATACAGGAGAACAAATTCAAGTGGAGGCACTAATTTCAATGCCGGGACGGCAAGATGGAGGAGAATAGAACAGCCATTGAATAAATGGCAAAAAAGGGGAAGGCTGAGACAACAACTTGATCCTTATGAAGCATCCGGGAAAGGTGTTTGGCTGAATGAGCAGGCGAAAAAGACAGCCGGGCAATTGCGTAATGATATTCAGAGGGGAATAAAGATACAAACAAGAGGTGGAAAGATGGTCAGTCGGGGATTCAAACAGCGCACAAGAATAAAAAGTGGCCTTATGAAAACTAAGCAACGTCAACAAATTAACAGCCGAAGGGCGTATGGAGGATAGTATTATGGGAGCACCAATGGGGAACAAGAATGCGTCAGGATCGCATCAGAAGGGTTGGTATAAGAGTTCCAACACACATCACAACCTAAGGAAGTTGAGGTCGCCTGAGGCAACGTGGACATTCCATGAGAAACGAATGGCTCACCGGGCGAACAGAGCGCCAAAAGGGCAAAGTAATATCATTAAAAAATTCTTTGGAGGAAATTAACTATGGGAGCACCGCACGGAAACAGAAATGCAGCCGGGAAACACAACCTCACCGGGGCACACAAGGGAGCAGCGCAGAAGCGTTGGAACTCAGGAGTGAAGAATGCTCAACAATGGATCAGGGACAACTCAGTATCTCAGCCGGGGAAATATGCTTGGAGCACACCAAAACCAAGATCAACATCAATCGGGGCAAGACAATTCCTCAGATCAGCCAAGAAGCAAGCAGCTTCAAAACGAATGGAGTATCAGCATTGGAAAATGAATTTCAAAGGCAATGTTCAGAGGAGTAAAAACACGGGCAAGGGTCTGAAATTCAAATCCAATTCCAAGACAAAGAAATTTGGATTTTATGGATAAATACACAGCCGCCATGATACGTTCTTTTCATTTAGAACCTTTTTTCCATTTCAGGTTTGAGCATTTCCGATATTACAGTCATGGCGGCTACAATTTTATATGTCAGAGAAAGGCCGCATAAAATTACTCGAGCGTTGGGAGCGGGATTGGAATCTCTTTGCAACCGAGGCGCTGAATGTTCGGCTTGATCCTGAGCAACAGGAGATATTGGCGGCTGTTCAGACACAGAAAATGGTTGCGGTGGCTTCCGGGACAGCAAGAGGGAAAGACTATGTTGCGGCAGTTGCCGCACTTTGCTTTATGTACCTCACACCAAAATGGGGCAGAAAATCAGGAGCACTGATTGAGAATACAAAAGTTGCAATGACAGCGCCAACAGGCAGACAAGTTTCAAATATTATGTACCCGGAAATAGTCAGATTATTCCGTAATGCTTCAATCCCTCTCTCCGGGCGTCTCGTCTCAAATGACATCCGAACTGAATATGAAGAATGGTTCTTAACAGGGTTCAAGGCTGATGATTATAATATAGAGGCTTGGACAGGATTCCATGCCGTCAATACAATGTTCATAGTTACAGAGGCTTCCGGGATCAGCGAATTAGTTTGGGATGCCATTGAAGGAAACTTGCAATCGAATTCAAAAATATTGATCGTATTTAACCCGAATAACATGGTCGGCTATGCGGCCAAGGCAATGCGCTCCTCCCGTTGGAAGTCTTTCCGGTTGGATGATCTGACAGCGCCAAATGTTCTTCAGAAGAAAAAAATATTTCCCGGGCAGGTAGATTATGAATGGGTCAAGGATAAGGTTGAAACTTGGTGTGCTCCCATACAGGAGGATGACTTCAGGGATGACAAGGGAGATTTTGAGTGGGAAGGTGGTTTATTTCGTCCCAATGACCTTTTCAGGGTCAAGGTAAGGGGAATGTTCCCGGAAGTATCTGAGGACGTCCTGATCCCTTATTTATGGATCGAGGCGGCAAATCAAAGATGGGCAGAGAGAAGGCTTGATAATCTCAAGGGTTATCGCCGGATCGGGGTTGATGTGGCCGGGATGGGACGGGACAGTTCAGTTCTTTGCCATAGGTTCACAGATTTTGTCCTGAAATTTGAAGCGCATCAGTCGGGAGGAGAAGCGGATCACATGAAAATCGCCGGGATGGTTCATAATTATCTCCATAAGTCAAAGGAGGCCGTTGCAATGATTGACACAATCGGGGAAGGGGCGGGAGTATTCTCGAGGCTTCAGGAACTCAATATGAGCAATGCCTTCAGTTGTAAGTATAGCGAGTCGGCTCAATACTTAAATGACTATACCGGGGAATATGAGTTTGTAAATATGAAGGCATATCTTTATTGGGCAGTCAGGGATTGGCTCAACCCGGCATTTGGGTCAGAGGCTTGTCTCCCCCCTCTCCCGGAACTTATTGCCGAAGCCATTGAGATCAAATATGCCTTTCAGAGCAGCGGCAAGATAATAATTGAGCCAAAAGAGAAAACAAAGGAACGTCTTGGGCGCTCCCCGGACTTCTTTGATGCTCTTGCAAATACGTTTTATCCCGTTGAGGCATTGAAGAAAGGGATGAAAATAACAGAACTGAGTGGAATGTTACCATAATTTAATAAATTTGCAGTCATGGACATACTAAAACTTACAGAACTCATTGCGGGCAATGACTTCGCCAAGATACAAGTCGCATTTACAAGCGCCAAGCCAAAATTCAAGGTTGAACAGCCGGAGGCGCTCAAACAATACAAGACCGCCGAACATGATATATTTGATACAACAAAAAGGGCGGATAAGACAATCAAGAAAGATACAGGGACAACAAACGAAGCGGGCGAGCCTGTTCTCGCAACAGCTTCCGTCCCGGTCGCCCGGGTTGGGATGCCATTTCAAAAACTGATTGTTGACCGCCGGGTTGGATTCATGCTCTCCGATCCTATTCAGACAAAGGTAGAGGACGGGGATGACGGCACACAGGAGAAGGAACTTGTGAAGCTGATCAATCGCATTCAGAATGAGAACAAAATGGATTACAAGAATAAAGAGATCGCCCGGAGAATGATGAGCGAAATGGAAGCAGCGGAGATTTGGTACTTTGTTCCGAATGAGAACCCGGCAATTGAAGCCAAGTTCATCCTGAAAATGAAAATTGTTTCACCTGACCTCGGGGACGCATTATATCCGATGTTCGATGCAACAAGCGATATGATTGCCTTTGCCCGGAGTTACAAGATCAGTGATGAGGGGAAGGATACGGAACATTTTGATATATATCTCTCAGAGAGTGAATACTATTGGATAATGGATGCTTCAGGGAAGTGGGTTCTCGACCCGCTGATAACGCCAAACCCGAAGCCAAATCAGGTCAAGAAAATCATGGTTATCTATTATTCACAGCTTTACCCTGAATGGGCGGATGTTCAAACAATGATCTCAAGGCTCGAAACAATTGTTTCAAATCATGCCGATGTGAATGATTATTTTGGCTCTCCAATCCTGACAGTTATCGGGGAATTGGCGGGTTATGCTCAGAAGGGGGAGACAGGGAAGATATTACAGCTTACTCAGGGATCACAGGCGAATTATCTTGCCTTGGCAACAGAGCCAATGAGCATTCGGATGGAACAGGAGAACCTCGAGGGTTATATCTATGCAATGAGTCAGACGCCGAATATCACATTCGATCAGATGAAGGGACTCGGAGCACTCTCCGGGGTTGCACTGAAACTACTGTTCATGGATGCTCACATGGCGGTGAAGAATAAGGAGGAGACATTCGGCTTGGGACTGCAAAGGAGGCTGAATTTGTTGAAGGCTTCATGTGGCTTGGTTATCAACACTTCACTTGCAAAGATCGCTGAGGCAATACAAATAAAACCACTTCTTACTCCTTTCCTTCCTGAGAATATCACCGAGTCAATTGATAATATCGCCGCTTCAATCAATGCCGGAATTATGTCAAAAGAGACAGCGCTTGAAAATCACCCGATGATAGTTGATGTTGAGAGCGAACTTGAAAGATTGGCAAAGGATCAGGAGGAGGCAATGACGGCAATGCAAACACAGGCCGGATTAGAGCAGGGAGCAGGATTTCAGGGCGGGGAGACAGGAGCAACGAATGAGCAGGGAGGCTCGCAAACCCCGGCGGAAGCAGGAGCACAAACAGGAGAATAAAATAGTTACTCACTAAAAACAACAACGAATGATCAGAATTTTATCTATTACACCAAGCGTCACTGATGCCTGTTCCTTTTACAGGAGCGGCGGCATCTTCCCTCATTTGGAAAAAATGATTGACAACCTTGTTGTTCATCATGTTCAATGGGACAGGACATTACTACATTGGCAAGAGTTGATCCGCTATGATCTTGTCTATATGCAAAGGCCATTTGAAAGTCAGGCTGTATCTCTTTCAAAATACCTGAAGAATTTACGGATTCCCCTTTGGGTTGATTTTGATGACAATCTTTTGGCTCTCACTCCTGATAACGAAAAATACAGGCTTTATGATGATAAGGTCAGGGAATATATTGTTCAGGTAATGCAAAACGCAGATGTTGTTACAGTTACAACGGCGGAACTTCAGAGACAGTTTCAGCAATACAACAAAGATGTCCGGGTGATACCGAATGCGTTCAATGATTTCATCTTCAAAGAGCGGATGATCCGCCCGGGAAGGGCGCAGATGATCATGTGGCGAGGAGGAAATTCCCATATCAAAGATGTCATGTTGTTCACCGAGGTATTTGAGAAGGCTATGGCTGAATACAAAGATTGGCATTTCTTGTTCATGGGTATGGAGACATGGTTCTTGAACGGATCAATGAATCTTTATGAATGGCCTGCCAAAGATGTGATCCATTATTTCACGAATGTCAAGGAGATTCTTCCGGCTCTCCTGACTGTTCCTTTGAATGATACAATATTTAACCGTTGCAAGAGTAACATAGCATATATCGAGGCATCTTATTTTGGTGCAATGACTCTTGCGCCCGCATGGGAGGAATGGAAAGATTTGCCCGGGATTCTTACTTATACCGATCCGGCTTCCTTCCTTGAGGGGATCAGGACGGTTGCAGCCGTGCGTATCAATCCCGCTGAACAGGGATTGCTCGCATGGAATTATGTCAGGGAGAACCTTGGTCTGAAGAAGATCAACGTCAAGAGGATCGAACTCATAAACGAACTTTTATGAACCTGATAGCCAATATTGGAAGCGGCAAGACCGCCCGGAAAGAGATGCGTCAGGCTCTCGCTCAGACAAAAGAACCTGTTAAACCTCCCGAACCTGTCAGGGTCAGACCGTCATTTGCGGCAATAATGACTCAATTCATGTTTGGTATGTCTCAAGGTGGGGCAAAGAATCCTTCCTCTGAACATAGCCGCATCCCGGGACACAAATCAAAGAAGTTCAA